TGCCTTATGCGGAATATACCCACGGAACCCGGAAAAGAGAAGACAACCACTTCAATTCGAAAACCGCGTACTTTCCTAGCAAAGGGTGTAAAACGACACCAGAAATGATTAAAAAAATCAATGATTTAATCACAATTAAAAAAGAGTCCGTTACGCGGTGTTTGCTTGGTTATGTCATTGAGCGAACGGATATAGACCGGCTGGAATTTTCGGCTTACAATAAAGAATACCGTGCGGCGGTCTTAAACGCCGTGGAACACGGGGTCTTGGTTGTGCCCTTGGTCGTGAGTTGGACCAAAGAAGGTGTTGCCTTTTATGTCACCGATGAATTGCCGGTGGTTTTTCCGACAGTATAAATTCCGACAGTATATATATGTACAAACTATTACTCGTTTATTTTTTTATCGGATTTTTCTCGGATATCATCTTAAATTATCTCTCCCGCCAAGCTTATGCGCCCCCTGCTATAAAAGCTTTGTTGGTCTATTTTGACCGTGCAAGTATAAAAAACGCTGTCGTACGCGATATAGTCTCCGCTATCTATGCAGGTTTAACCATTGTGGTGGCTATCGTGCTCACCATGTTTTTAGCGTATGTCTTTTTTAATTTTACGCACCCGCAGACCCTGGCGCAATTATTCCGTTTTCTGTTGTTGGCTTTTCTGGTCGGGTATGGTCTCGATGTCTTTATTTATAAGACCGCTTTCTTCGGTCCGACTTTGACACCTTTTTATAAAATCGCAGGGGCCGGCTTTTGGGGTGCCGCTGCGTTTATTTTTACCATTTTGCTCACTTATGGTATCAAAAGTATTTGAATTTTATTATAAAAAATAATAAAATTTTATTAAGTTCGTATGAAATGCGCGCTAATATGTTTATGTAGATTGAAATAAGTTAAGGACGTCGTAGGCTTAAACAATTCTGCCAATTCTGGGTTTAAATGAATCATTCGGCGGTTGGTTAAATCTTGTAATTGGTGGAGTCGGATATAGTCGGTTAGATAGAGTGTCGCGGCATTTCGCGTCGTGGGGGTTTCCGGTGGAAGTTTCATAAAAGCCCCTAATTCGGGTGTTATTTTTTCAAGAATATCAAAGCCGATGATTTTGGGTTGCCGCATAGGTTTGCTGACGGGTTTCTTTGTTTCTTTGGCGATGCTTTTTTCCAAGGTCCGCAATTGAAATTGAAGGTCGGTTAGACTTGTTTTAACTTTTGTCAGATTTTGTTGAATCGATTCAATTTGCATCGCGCAAGTGGGTGCTATTTCATTTGCATTTGGCACCACTATTTCATTTGCCACTATTTCATTTGCACTTGGCACCACTATTTCATTTGGCACCATTTCATTTGCGCTTGGCACCATTTCATTTGCTTCGTTTTGCATTTTTCTTTGGGTTTACATTTCAAATACAATATAATTTTAAATCAATTTTATAATGTATTTATTGAGCGATTTCAATAACAGGTTGGCGTTGGCGTGGCTGGGTCTTTTGATGGGCTGGCTCCGTGCGTCGTCGAGGTACAACCATCCACTCCGTTTGGTCGGATTTATCTAGCTGTGGGCGACGCAGCTCTTGCTTAGGCTGAGCTTGCTTAGGCTTAGACTGTCTCGGTTGGCCTTGCTGCGCTTGTGTCTGCTGCGCTTGAACTTGCTGCGCTTGAACTTGGACCTGCTTAGGTTGGCCTTGCTGCGCTTGTGTCTGCTGCGCTTGTGTCTGCTGCGCTTGTGTCTGCGGTGCTGACCGATAGGAGCGAATTTCATTGCGGGTTTCACACATTAACTTGCCGCCATTAATACCACGCACGTTTGTCGCATGCGTGTCTATTTTATTTTCCCGCGCAATCGGCGCAATTGTAAATTCCACATACTCGCCTTGGACCAAATATTTGTATTGGGTTTGTACGACTCGAATCTCACTGTGATGTACAAACAAATCTCGCTCTTCGTTTGTCTCGCCTACGGTAATAAAACCATATCCCGCCTTATTGTTGAACCACTTCACGCGGCCGCTGGTCACGCTTGGCTCGGCTACGCTTGAGTCTGCTACGCTTGATGCTGTTTCACATGGTACGCTTTCTGTTGCCATTGTTATATTCATAAAGGCATGTATCTTTAAGTAATTATATAATTATATTTTCATGCTATATTTTTATGCTATAATTTCATGCGATTTTCTAAAAGCCCTCGCAAATATGCGTAGTTCGGCTTGTCCGCAAAACCTAAATTGCGACAATAAAGGACAAAGAGCGCAAACTCGCCAACCGTATGAAGCCAATCAAATTGTTGTTTGATTTCTACCACACGGGCAACTGTAGGTTGCTTCTGCCAACTTAATTGGCCGTGGTATAAAAAAAGCATGATATAGCCCAGTGTTTCTAAATCATCCCGGCGGCTTGCGGTTAAACCTTGGTGAACATTCACACTCATATAACGCGTGGTGCCTACAATGGTTTCGTTGGTTTTTATATGACAATGGCGCGATTTCTCGTCGAGAAATGATTTCGCCAACCCAAAATCAATTAAATACAGTTCGCTAATCTGTTGCGCATTGGTTTTCAAGAGAAAATTCGCCGGTTTTAAATCCCGGTGGATAATACCTCGGGCATGAATTTGTTCCACAATCGTGAGCATCTGGAGGGCCAGATGTAAAACGACCTTTAAAGACATTTGCTCGCCATATGTTGTATGCAGCTGTTCGACCGATTGCTCTAATAAATCCATGACTATGTAATTAAATTTACCCTCGGTTCCTGAGGCATAGAGCGATGGGATACATGGTATATCCTTTATTTTTTCGTAGATGGCTACTTCGTTTTGATGGAGTAGCAAGTGCTCGGCGGCCATTATTTTCACAGCAAGGGGGGACACCCCCCTGACCCCCCGTGCTTGGGGAGGAGAGGTGCTTGGGGGAGAGATTGGTGAGGTGCTTGGGGGAGAGATTGGTGAGGTGCTTGGGGGAGAGATTGGACTTACATTCTCAGCGCATCCACTTTCAGCATCCGCCTCTTGCGTCCGCCCTTCCCCAGAACGGGGGGTCAGGGGGGGCACCCCCCTTGCCGAAAATATTTTTCCAAAAGAACCCTCCCCGATTTTTTTCAACAGCTGATATTTTCCCGCGACAATGACGCGCGCCATATACTAAATGGTGTTATTGTATCTATTTTATATTAAAATTGATTTAAATCATTAACGCTATTATATAATAACTTACCCTTTCAAAAATGGTTATTGTTTGCGCTCAGCCTTACCCCATAACCGAGGATTCTTATATGAGCGATAAATATAATCGCAATGCTTATATGCGGCCAGGACTACCGCTCATGTTAAGTGACTTTCAAAAATGGGCCATCAAGGCTATTGTCGAAGGCGACAATGTTTTAATAACCGCACATACGGGCTCAGGTAAAACCTTGCCAGCCGAATTTGCCATCAACTACTTTGTTAAGCAGAAGAAAAAGGTCATTTACGCCTCGCCGATTAAAGCCTTGTCTAACCAAAAACTCTACGATATGCGCAAGAAGTTCCCGCATATTTCCTTCGGTATTCTCACTGGCGATTGTAAGGATAACCCGGAAGCCGATGTCTTAATTATGACGACCGAAATTTTGCGCAATACCTTATTGAATAAAAAAATAAACCAAACCAAATGTCTGGAGCACCCGGCCGCCGCCTGTGGCTGTACTCCGGCGCATATGCCTTTACTCTTTGAAATGGATTTTGAAACCGAATTGGCCGCGGTCGTGTTTGACGAAGTCCATTATATCAATGACGCCGAGCGCGGGTCCGTGTGGGAACAAGCTATTTTGCTGCTGCCGCCCCAAGTACAACTGGTCATGCTCTCTGCCACCATTGACCGACCGGAAGATTTTGCGGGCTGGATAGAGATGGAGAAAGCTAAACAGGCCCTGGCGTGCGCCCAAGTGACCAAGAAAATGTACTTGGCACCCACCTATACCCGCATTGTGCCGCTGACGCACTATATGTGGCTCTCGGTAAATGAAGGGGTCGTGAAAAAATCCGCGAAAACACCCTACGAAAAGAAAATCGAACAACTGCGTCGCACGCCCATGCTGATTGCGAGTGCGGGCGGGGTCTTTCAAGAAGAAAATTATTACAAAATGAAAGATGTCTTGGACTATCTCAGCAAAAACAATACCTATATCAAACGCCAATTCGTCTTGGAAGATTTACTGCGCTATTTGAAGGAGCAGGCGATGCTGCCAGCGATTTGTTTCGTCTTCTCGCGCAAAAATGTGGAGCAGGCCGCCAAAGAAATCAGCTTCAGCCTTTTTGAAGAAGACAGTGGTTTGCCAGTCTTGGTGGAGCGCGAGTGCCGGCATATTTTGGCGAGCAAACTGCCGAATTACCAAGAGTATTTGGATTTACCCGAGTATAAAACTATCGTTGGCTTCTTGGAAAAGGGTATTGCCATTCACCACGCGGGCATTATTCCGGTCTTACGCGAAATGGTCGAACTCCTCTTTGAAAAAGGCTTCATCCGGCTCTTGCTGGCAACCGAGACTTTTGCGGTGGGTTTAAACATGCCCACCAAGACGGTTATTTTCGCGGGCTTGTCGAAATTCAATGGCTCGACCATGCGACAGCTTTATCCACACGAATACACGCAAATGGCGGGCCGCGCCGGGCGCCGCGGTATCGACACCCTAGGGCATGTTATTCATTGTGCTAATCTCTTTGAGCTGCCGCTGGCGTCCGAGTACAAGCATATGCTCACCGGGCCGCCGCAGAAACTCACATCGAAATTCAAGCTGTCCTTTAATTTGGCCCTTTCGATGCTCGAAGCCAAACAAGATATCATGGCTTTTATGACGCAAAGTATGCTAGCAGCCGACATTGGGAAGGAGCTGAAAGGGTGTCTACTCGCCGAAGAGCGCGAGGAGGAAGTAATAACAAAAAAGGCAGAGCAACTCCAGCTGTGCCGCACACCCCAACCGGTCCTGGCGCGTTATAGCGAACTGTCGAGCGCAGTGACGTTGCTCACGAATAGCGCCCGGAAAAAGGCGCGTATCGAATTGAATTCGCTGGAAGCCGAGCATAAATTCCTGGTGGCCGATTTGCCGAAATTGACCGCGCTCTATGATGCCCAAAAGAGTTACGCGACCCTCCAATACCAACGAAAAAATACCAGCGACTATATAGCGACGACGGTCGCGGACTTGAAAACGATTCTGAAAAAAAATGGCTTCTGTACCGAGGCGTTGGAAATCACGGCGAAGGGCCGGGTGGCCGCGCAGCTCCAGGAAGTGCATCCGCTGGCCATGGCGGATTTGTATTTCGGTACGAATAAATTCGCCAACTTGGATGCGGCGCAATTGGCTGGCTTGTTTAGTTGTTTCTACCCCTTGAATGTCAGTGATGAATTTCGCACCCACTATAGCTCTTTGCTGAACGAGTTTACCTTACAGATGAAAGAGCGGTTGGATTATTACCTGAAAGCCGAACAAGACCTGTTCTTACAGACCGGTGCCAATTACGATATCGCGTACGACTTGCTGCCGTATGTGATACAGTGGTGTGATAGCTCCGATGAAGCAACCTGTAAAGTCCTTATTCAAAAGGTGAAAAACCAGACGGGTACCTTTATTGGCGAATTTGTCAAAGCATTATTAAAGGTCAATGCGATTGCCTTGGAATTCGAACGGGTGTGCGAGGCTACGCAGAATATGGTTTTGTTAGAGAAGCTGCGAGAGATACCGAAACTGACGTTGAAATATATTGCGACGAGTCAATCGCTTTACTTGTAGGACCCGCTTTCTATGTTTACGCTTTGATTTACCCATTAACTTACGCTTTGACTTACGCTTTGATTTTATCTTACGTTTTCTGGACATTTTACGTCCTCCTCCAATTGATATTTCTCTTCTTATTTCTTTTAGATTAAATAAAAATTCATTTATGTCTTCTATTTTCTTATCAATAACCGTATCCGAAAACATAGGGTCCTTCGTATAATTATTAAGTTGATGGTCCAACTCATCTGGAGTATTCGATTCATTTCTTGAAGAGCGTGATACATTCATTTCAATATAATCAGGTGTTCCATCTCCTCCGGTTGAACTATCTGGGTCGATAATTTCAACAGTACAATCCTTATTATCTTTTTCAAATATAAATTCTCTCAATGGATTTTGTAAATATTTTATAGCAATGGCTAACTCGCTATGAAATAAATTACATTCAGATGTAGGTGTATTTTCGCAGGTCCAGCCAAGTATTTGTATATTATCTTTTTTATGTTTTAGAAGTTGATTAAATATGTCAATCAATTGAAATAATAAAGTGATTTGTATTCGGTCTTCATTCAAAAAACTATTTCGCGTTCCTGTATTAGAATCCCACGCACGAAATACATCATATATCGTTGTTTCATATGTCATTGTTCCGGTGCAAGGATACCCTGGAACATGTTTATCTATTATTATTGTTTTATTTCCAAAAATAGCACAATCTTCAAAACCTTCTATTTCTATATTATTGGTATAAGCATAATCCGAGCTATAGTTACGAATAAGCGGAACAATTAAACATTTATTAAACAGAAATTGAAGATATTGATTCAATAAGAAAGTAGGCGTTCCTTCACAAAGTTGTGTTTTTTTACTACTTAAATTAATAAAAAAGGATGATTTATTTGACTTGAATGTTTTACATGTTTGTATTCCATATACTTTTTCTCCTGCATTTTTAATACGCTCTCTTATGTAGATGTCTATATTGCTTGATGAGAACCATACGGCTTCATTGTCATCTTTAACGCCGCAATTTTTACTAATTGCTTTACCAAGTGGAATAAATGATTTGTCTACATCACGCAATAAACCGGCACGATATATTTTTCCTTCGTTGAACTCTTGTGGATGACGAAGTATATCGTTTTCCAATATAAACCTGAAACATTCCAGAAGAGATTTTTTTATAAATTCTATTTCTTTCTCTATAAAGGGTTCCGTTTCATCTGGCAATTTTAATAAATTTCTCTTTATTAGCTTTGTTAGTAATTCATCGTATTTACTATCCATAAAATATATAAATAAAAAATTGAAATATATAAATTTTTTATTTACATCTTTAAAATCAAAAATGAGCACAAAAGATAACTCGGGCGCAAAAGATAACTCGGGCGCAAAAGACAATTGGGACGATTCTGATGAGGAGGGTGATGATGCCCCCCTCCAAGCAGCCAAGGGCGAAGACCTGCTTCGATTTGAATTATATAAACCAGAGGATATAGTTGCGCCAGTCGAAACGGACGAGGAAGAGGAAGATTACCCGCAAGCAGAGCATAAAGAGGTGGTTGTCGCAAGCGCAGCAGAAGAGGACTACCTAGAGGATTACGAATCCGACGAATACGACGTTTATGAAGACCAGATTGATAAAAAACTCGGGCGCTATGTGTCTTGCCGTTAATAAAATAATTCGACAATTTCCACCGTTTTCTCGACGGGATTATCTATCCAATACTGAATTTGCTGTAGCAAGGTGCTGATGCGACCATTCCAATTTTTTTCATTCTCAATACACATTACCCCTAATTTATTTAATCGCCAACAGGATTTTATTTTATTACCACTTAGGTCTGTATAACTGTCGGGATTAAAACGAATAAAAACAATCGGTCGATGACCAACATCTTGTGACAATTCCATTAAGCGTTTATTTTCGCAACTACAATCGTAATTCGTGTGTTTATTTTCATCTACTTCTATTATTAATAGATGAGTGCCTAAATCGAGTAACAAATCGGGACGTTTACTTGAACATCCGTCTTGTATTTTTTTATCGGCAATCCAAGTTAAATTCGGGAAAACTTCTTTAATTCGGTCGACCACCTCTTTTTCTTTGGTTTTGTAGTTTCTTACATTTGGTAATTCTGGAAACATATGTATAAAACAGCGTAAACAATGACCGTTGTATTTTTTATTAGCCATTGATTCACACCATTCATTTTTACACAACGCTGAACCACCGCATATTCGACATTGAGATTTTGTTTTATCGTGTGTACAATACATTCTATCACATTTATAACATTCTGTATATATTTTATCATGTGAACACCGATATTCAATCGCACATTCTTTACACTTATAAACATCAATATTATGTATACAAATACTTGTATGACGAATACTTTTGTATTTTTTACAAGATTGACAAATAGAAGGATTATTATGTTTGCATCTATTATTTATAATTAATTCTTTTTTACATTCGGCGCATTCATCTGTGTATATAACATCGTGTTTACATACGTAAAAATAACACGTGTCGTGATATTCGTCTTGTTTTAAATCTGTATATACATAATCTTTTATTGTCACTATATCACATGGTATGGGTTGATTCGGGTTGCAGGCGGAATAGAGGAGAGAGAGAGCGTCTGTTTTAGATACGTTATATGTAATGGGGTCATTTGATGATATAAAACCACCATAACTCCAACCATTATAATAATTAAAACCGATACATTTACATCTGTATTTCTTATTATCCTTTATACTTTTTTTTTTCCATCTTCCTTGTCTTTCCTTTTCACATTCAAAACAATATACTATATTATTATTTCCATAATTTTTATGTTTACAGCATCCATTACTATATTGACTATATTTTTCACATTCTTCACAGTTTAACTCATTATAATGTGAACAACAATATTTTGCGTATACTACGTTTTTCTGTAATTTTAAATCGCGCTCTTTTTTACAATCTACACAATCTGATTTATTTATGTATCCTTTAACTATATAATCAGATTTAACTGGATTATTTGGTTTAAGACGTTCAGAATTACTTATAGTAAAATTTTTATTAACATTATTGTGTTCTTTACATAATAAATAACCATCACATGCTTCGCATGTATTTTTCTGTAAAAACGATTTATATTTCTTATCTCCATTATAAAATTTAATGTGTCCGCATAAAAAAGACATTATATTAAATAGTAAAAAACATTTAATATAATTTAATTAATAAAAATTCTCCTCGGGTTGGATTTGAACCAACAACCTTTCGGTATCTATGTACTTCAACGTACCTAACAGCCGAATGCTCTGAACCAGGTTGAGCCACCAAGGATGGATTTTTTATTAATTTGTCGGGCTTCCTACCCAATTAACCATAACGCCGTTTATTTAAATACTTTTTTTCTATAAATACATATAAAATGGAAAATAATTGCGATACTATACTAAAAATTATGAAAGAGTCATTTAATCAAATAGAGGCATATAAAAATAAAAGATACAATACAATACTCCAAACAATTGAAGAAAAAATAGAAATTGATAAAATAAAAACGATGAATATATCAAATTACTTGAAATCTGTTGAAGTTTATTCTATATTTTGTAATAAATAACTTACGCAATTTTGTTATTTACACCTTCGCACATTTAAAACGCCGATTTTTTAAACTTAAATATAAATACATAAAGTAATATAATGGAAAGAATTAGAGAAATCCTTCGTATTACGAAGGATATTCCTAAGGGGATATGTATTTCACCAACAGACGATGTAAAAAAAGATTATATTACAACCTTACCATCCATCTTTTTTAATACGACAGCAAATCCTATAAGGAAGTCATTAATAACAGATAGTTATTTGTCTGAATTAGGTTTAGATAAACAAACTTATACCGAAAGAGAACTTGATGAAAATTCTACATTAATATGTAAGCATCCAGAGTGTATTATTGAAAAATATGATACTATGAATTGGACTGAATCAACATTTGATACAATAACTCATATTGCAGATTATATCTCTGCTGATTATAATAACGAGCATGATTATTATTATTGTAAAATTTATTTCATTTATAATAATATAATTGTTTTTATTGTAAGTGATAGCGAAATATCAAACCCATCTATTCAATTTCAATATGTAAAATCTCAAATTGATATATGTGATTTGGATAAAATTAAAAAACCATTTAAATTTTTATCGGCGTTTTAAATGTGCGAAGGTGTAAAACGCCGAATATATATTATAAAATTGAAAAATAATAAATAATATATATTACATTTAATCAGTCAAATGGATAAATTAGAGAATGAAACGTGGGAAGAATATGCTTTCAGAAATAATTTGTTTGTAATCAAATATGCTGATAAAGAAAAAATGACGATAGATGATATAACGATTCCGATTCATACAAATCTAAATCCAAAACATTATAATGCAGAGGTTTATCATAATAGAATCAATTTTGGCGAAACCAGTTATATATGTTTTATTGATTTTATAATGAGCGAACTCTACAATTTAAGAAATAAATATAAAATGGGTTGGTATTGTGACCAAATATCTAAAGTTGAACCAATTACGAAGGAGCGTGAAGAAGATATTCATCGCCAAAAATGGTTATTTGACCAACTCGCCTATTGGGAAAAAAAATATACAGTAAATGAAATAAATAAAAAAAGAAATATTGATGTAAAAAACCGATACTTTGAATTAAAGGTAGCTATTTCGGAATCACATAAAGAACAATTAGATGAATTACTTGCGATAGTGAGAGGTTCATCTATACAACTATTAGAAGGTGAATACAAAAGTAATATGTATTCGGAAGAGTATTGGCGTGAAAGAGAAAAAGAAAAGGAAAGAGAAAAAACACAAAAGAAAAAAGAACGAGTTGAATTATATCAGAAATATTTGAAAAATAAAGAGATAAAAACCCAAATTACGGAGTTAGAACAAAAATTAAATCAATTAAAAAGTCAAATTGTACGGTAATCGGCGTTTTACTTGCTACGCTGATAAATGTCCAATGGTTAAAAGTATTTAAATCCCGCTCTACATAAATATCAGCTCTAGTGGTGAAATGTACCTTGCCAAGGTCTAGGCACGAGTTCAATTCTCGTCTAGAGCATATTAAATACATCGCCACCGGAATAAATTATTAATATAATACAATAATGTATGTTATTTATTGTTTGATAAACGAATCCTTAAAAGAAAATATTGTAAATGTAGGTCTGGCGGATTCCGTGATTGAATTGAAACAAATGGTCAAGCAAATGAATACAGCTTTTTTACCGACGCCATATACGATTTTTCTCACAAAGACTGTATCGAATCCGAATCATATCGACACTGTTTACACTTTATTATGTAAATTTGGAAAACATCTCTCTGGCACCTTCTTTGAAATTTCCCTTGAATTTATTACACAATTGTTTGCGATTGGTGGTGATGCTAAGTCTTGCGATGCTAAGTCTTGCTACGCTAAGTCTTGCAATATAGCAAAATATAGTATCGTTCAAAATGGGACAGAATATATTATACCAAAAGCTATAACTGTAGAAAATCATTATAATCATCTAAAAAAGAATTATACTGACCTGGATTTATAATCATCTGCCTGACCACACCCGATTTATCATTATATGTGGATTACGATAACCTTCCGCATAATGCTGCCAATTCACTCGGTATGCGCCAGGATAATCTGTTAGAATGTTGCCGAGTAAAGAAGGCTGGTCTTTTAACTTTGGTTCTACCATATAAGCCAAGAGGGCAAACACTCTTTCCATGGCCTCACGGTCCGGTCGTGATTTCACCTGTTCCACACACTTTAAAAAATTATAGTTCGCAAATATACGGTCCACACAGTCCAGTGTAATTAGACTGGCCGCGCCAAAGCAACCCAGCCAGTCTGCTTTCGCATAATAAAGTTTAAACAATTCGGCGTTCGGTTCACAATAGTTCAGAAAAGTGTCATTTGTATCATTCTTGGCACCTTCTATACCTTGACCTAAATATGTATCAAAATGCCATAAAAAAAGCACACTTTGCGTTAATTCAGGCAATTTACTTTGCAGAAACATACAATCATGCATCACGACCATCGTCGCAAAAGGCCGATATTTCCAGCCATAATGATAACCTAAGATTTCCCCCGCGCCTGGATAGTCTGATTGAACTAAAGAGACATTTGTATATTCATCTGTAATATCATCACGCATCTTGGAGTTATCATCAATAATGATTATTTTTTCTGTGTAAAACTTTCGTATGCATTTGACGCATTCACGCCAATAATTTTTATTTACTTCATTGCTGATATTGCGCATAACAATAAAGCCAAAGGGTTCCATTCTAAGAGAAATATCGTCAGTTCTATTTATATGATTTGTAATCTTATCTTTTTTGACATTTTCGCCTCATCCAAAAAGAGATGTGCCGAAAAATAAACCGTCGTGTAATTGTTGACTTCCTTTGGACTTTGGACCTTTGTCAGCATTTTCGTCTCGGCGATATAGACTTTATAGGTATACATGCCTTCGCTTGTACCCGTTTCGCTTGGACCTGCTTCGCTTGTTGTACCCGCTTCGCTTGTTTTTTCAATAATGTACCCTAAATACGTGCGGTCCGGATTTTTTTCATAGGTTTGTAATAATTCCATTTCATTCTGTAATTTCCGCCCAGCCTTGGTTTTCATATTGATGGTCGCTATTTGCCCCTGCCATTTTTCCTTGAATTGTTTTGCTGCCGCCGACCAAGACACGGTATCCTCGAGAATGTCCAGCATATTTACCAAATCCACCATGCGCCGAATCGGCGAGGACAGGTGTACATAACAGTCTAAGCCAAGCAGCTCGTGTGGTTTGGCATCGGCGCAATATTCCCCCGCCACATTCTGTAAGATATATTTTAAATCCGGTGCCAAATGGTCATACAACGCGGTTTTTTTCGTAGCGCGAAAGATGCCGCTTTTTTTGGCCTGTAGAATTTTCGCACATTCATGATTGAAGCGCAGCATACAGTATTCCACGACCGTATGGCTCGACTGGATTTTATCCACATAGGCATACTCTTCATTTAAGGCCTTGACGGTTTCGTGCAACTGTTTATACGCCGTGCTTTTTAATAATTCTGGACTGTCATACGCATAGTTTTTTTCGACGCAAATCAGCGCGCTCGCGTAGCTTAGCTTTTCAAACTGCTGGAATTTATCCAGCGTAATATCCAAGACAAACGCTAACCGGTCTGTTTTTTCGTGTAAACTACAGACATTCTCCGAGAGCGCAATCGGGAGCATCGGGATTTTCTGGTCTGGGAGATAAATGGTAGCAACACGCTCCGTCAGGTAGGGCCAGAGTTGATAATATTCCAACATCAGCGGCACATTCGCAATATAGATGCTGAGAATGGTTTGGCCGCTTGGGAGTGTACGCATACCTAACGCATCGTCGATGTCTTGACAGCCTTTGGGGTCAATGGAAATAATGTGGAAGGCTCGGCGGTCTTCGATGTCTGCGCCATGCGAAAGGGGATTTAAGGTATTTTCCCGCAAAGCCCGCAAACACATCGCATTCAAGGTTTTCATGCTGTCGTTGAGGCATTTATTCGCCAGTTGATAAGCCAGGTAAGCGGCCGGCTCCTCGGTGGGACCAAAGGTCGCCAACAGCAGGCCTTGCGGATGCTTCCCCGCCCAGTCTTTAAAGCGAAAGCTGATGTACTTGTCAGTGCGGATTTTCTGGAAGCCGATATGTTTCTCTTCATAAGGCACTAAAAAGCAAGGGAGGTGGTCGGCGTCCGGCACACATTTATAGAGCATTTTCGTACCCGCACGCCCGTAAGTTTTTTGGCTCGTTAAAAGGACGCCGCAAATCGTGGCTTTTTCTCGGTAAGGCGAATGGATAAGCTGGCCGCTGGCGTCAATCGTATCGCCGTGGAAGAGTTTTTGTAAGAGAGGTGAGAATGTTGTTTTTAGTTGCTCCGCTTGCTGCTTCGCTTGCTGCTCTGCTTGCTGCTCTGCTTGCTGCTCTGCTTGCTGCTCCGCTTGGTAAGTCCATTTGGTATAATCTCGATTGGCCACGCATAAAGTAAACATAGTAAGATACACTTAATATGTTTGGCTATATTTATTTCAATTTTCATAAGTATTTATGTGCTAGTCCGCTTATGCTTGCTATGCTTGCTATGCTTATGCTTGCTATGCTTATGCTTATGCTTGCTATGCTTATGCTTGCTATGCTTGCGTGTTTTCCGCCCCCCGACTTCCAGTGTATAATTCGACGAAGAATACTTGGGTGGGGCCCCTTCAATTACCAGCCCAGGCGAGCCTTCCGGTGGCATATCCGCATAAGGACGTTCGCGTCGGTTTCTATAGGTTGGTTGGCGTCCAGGGAAAGGATTGGCTGGTGGCGTTACTTGTCTGGCTTCATCCGCATATTCTTCCCACTCTTCGCCTTCTTCATCGTAAAATTCGCTACTCCCTCGCGGGTAAGCCGGCGGCATTTCATAGCGTGTCGGATTAATATATTCTTTTATAGCCCACTTAAATTCATTTACATCGGCTGCGCCATTCACTTTCGTAACCAGCCCTTCAAACCGTCTGCGCTTATCCACCCCCCGTCGCGCGAGTAAAGCCGTCGCAATAATTTGCCACCGCGCTCTGGCATTTATTTTTTTTATGACGCCGTCTGGTGGATACGGTTTGGCTGTCGGGGAATAAGGCACACGGTCCATCCCGTTGTAATACGGCCATTGGGTTTTCCATATCTCGTCAAAATCCGCTTTCATTTTATTCATTTCCTGTATGTCCCTGGCCGATTCGGCCAATTTGTATTCATCTCTCTTTATACGCAATAAACTCCGTATGGTTTTTATAGTATGGGTGTATTGTTCCGCTAAAGCCGGGTAATACATTGTATTCCTTCGCGTGGTTGGCATATATATTAAGGTAATAAAAATATCAATCAACACGTTTTGTCAATCAAAACAGCCTTGGCGATTCTTTTCATGATTTTATTCTCGCTATCGACAAATTCCTCTTTGCCGCCCATGGCCTGGCTTATCATTTTTACGTAGACATCGTTGAGATGGTGTTGAATGTTCATACAGTTGGGATGCTTCTGGCTCCACGGCACCAAGAGCGAGCTGTTCTTATAGGTCACATACTTTATGGCGAGGCGGAGCTTGTCGTTGGTTGCGTTTTCTTTGCCCCAGATATTATCATCCTTAACAAACATGATTTCACGCTTTGCGTCGCTACAATGAATCGGGCGTTTGTAAATATCCAATTCACCGAGTTTGCGTATAATAATATTACTAATGCCTTCTACATAACCGAGCGTGCCGACCTCCTCCAGGTCCGAGAGTTCGAGGGTCATTGAATCGATAAAGTCTTTTAAATTCATCGCGTCCTTGCATTTCTCGTTCAAGAAGACCTGTAGGTTGAAGGTTTTGTTATAACTATGGTTGGTGTTATGGCTATTACTATTTTTACACAATTCCATCATTTGTTTTTGTAGGTCCGCGTTGCTCTTGATTAATTCAATAACAATGGTTGAAAGGGCTTTGGGGTCATCCTCCGGGGTTTCTTTTTTACACATTTTTTTATGATTGTAAAGACTTTGCCGAAAGATATATTTTTTGTCACAATTCACACAATTATATATTTTGTTTGGCGAGTTTATTGGCGAGTTTTGTAAGCTATTGGAAGCCTTCGTGTGTTTGCGTGTGGCTAAATGTTTGTTATAATCACTTTCTTTAGAGCATTTATAATCACATAAATCACAATGGAATTTTTTGGCGAGTTTTGGCGATAATTCGGTAAGCATAAGTAAGCGTATATTATGTACATTTATATAAATTTCCTAAATACTTTTCATAAACACTTAAAAAATTAGCATAACAACATTTTCTGCGAATTTTTTAAAATGAGAGCATTATGCTCACAACTGCTTTTTTCGTCCGGTTTTTGCAGAGGCGATTCGGCCTTTTCAGAAAATGGACATTTTTAAAATGTCCAAAATGCAGTTCTGAGTTTCAAACGCCAAAATTCGATTTTCAGAAATTATGGATTATATTTATAGAATTACGCAAGGCATTAGCGTGGCTGGCGGTTGACCCGGCAAATCATAATAATCTGGTTCGCAGTTGTATTCTTTCAGCAGGGGAAAAAGGAAGGGCGGATGCGTGAAAGAAGCATAATTCTCGAAAAGTTGTGCGCCAGCGGGAATATCCTGAATCGCATAACAATACCCCGATGCCAAATCGGTTTTACAATTGGCGAGGGGTGAATGATTGATGTATTGGCCATCGTCGTTGATTAAACAGAGTACAGCCCCTTTGCCAAAACTGGCATCCAAGAACCTTTGCTGCTCTTTGAGCGACAGTAAACTCTGTAAATAGGCAATGCTTTGGGCTTCGTCATATTCAAAGACATTTTCGTTTAATTTATAGGTCCAGATACACGTGCCGGCCGCAACATCCGCTAAAACATACAGGCCTTTGCCGTACTGCTCGGTTTCGCGAATTTCATACGGAATGTTCATTGTGCGTAATAAGTATAAATATAGATGTCTTTATATTTATAAAAAAAATTGAAATAATTTTAGCCGTAAAAGTATTTCAATAACCTATTCAAGAAACTAGAGAGAGATGAATCTCTTTATTCTGTCGCTCATTCAAAGAGAAATTGCCAACTCGATGATGGATAAACATGTCAGCAAAATATTATTGGAAGCCGTTCAAATGCTTTGTTCGGCGAAGCGAGTATTAAATCCCGACGATTCATCGAATGAACGGTTGTATAAATTGGCGCATAAAAACCATCCCGTGACCATTTGGTGCCGAACATCCAAAGCCAATTTTGTCTGGACCTTGGATTTAATTGAAGCACTACACAATGAATGGCGCTTTCGTTATGGTCACCCGGATACCAAGCTACACAAATCTTATATCATGGCAGAGTATTTGAAAGAAAATATGCCCAGCGATGATTCATTCGCACAAAAAGGCCTCACTCCGTTTGCGTTAGCCATGCCCGATGAATATAAAAGCGCGGACCCGGTTCAATCTTATCGAAACTATTATATGTCAGCAGACAAACAGCGAATCGCCACGTGGAAAAAAGGCCGAGGAAAACCCGATTGGTATATCGTTGATTCATAAAGAATGTCTTTATGAATTAAATGAATTTTTACAGACTTCTAACATTTGTTTTTGTAATTCCGTATTGCTTTTCACCAAGTCGAGAATAATGTTTTTTATTTGCTTGATATCATCCTCCTGATTCTCGATTGGCGGTGATTCTGTTTTTACACATTTTTGTTCATGATACCATAAACTATTACGTGCGTTATAACCTTTATTACATATTTTACACGAAAAAGGGTAGGTTGGGATTTTTTGTTCTATCGCGGTTCTATTCAGGTGTTTAGATGTTAAACAATGTTTATTATAATCTTTTTTGCTATTGGTGCTGGTATTACATAGTTCGCAAATAAAACGTCCGGGGATAGTTGGTACAGATTCATTTATTGTAAGTTTTTTTTGATGTTTTGTTGTTTTATTATGTTTATCAAATGAGATAGAATTAATACAATGAATACCACATGAATTACAATAAAATTCTGATTTATCCGTATATATTTTCTTTATCACTTTAGGTTTTGGGAAGGGTTCGATGCTATTAAGCGTGGCGTTCAAGGCTATAAAATATTCTTGTTCCCTTTTTCTGGCTTCATAATGGTCGGCGCATTCAAAAAAATTAATAATTTCCATTTTCCAATTTATCCAACCACCGTTGGCGCGAATGACCTCATAGAGTTTACAGTTATGGTTAGATGATTTATTATTCATACAGCTTTGTTTATGCCCGTGCTTCCGCTGAACAAAATTGGTTGTATGACCCACGTACACGTCCGTTATTGTTTTGTCTTTACACGTTATTTTATAAATAATCGTATTGGAATAATCTATCTCCGTTTTTGGCATTTATATTATCAGTAATATTATATTTATATCATAAAAATCTTATAAATATATTAAAAATATCCCATCAGCAACTCTTGTCTATCAAAACAGCCTTGGCAATTTTTTTCATGATTTTATTCTCGCTATCGACAAACTCCTCTTTGCCACCCATGGCTTGCCCAATCATTTTTACGTAGACATCGTTGAGATGGTGCTGCGTGTTCATACAATTGGGGTGCTTCTGGCTCCACGGGACCAAGAGCGAGCTGTTCTTATAGGTCACATACTTTATGGCGAGGCGGAGCTTGTCGTTGGTTGCATTTTCTTTCTCCCATATATTATCGTCTTTAACAAACATAATCTCTCTTTTCCCATCACTACAATGTATCGGGCGCTTGTAAATATCCAATTCATTGAGTTTCCGGATAATAATATTGCTTATCCCTTCCACATAGCCGAGGGTCCCAACATCCTCCAGGTCCGAGAGTTCAAGGGTCATTGAATCAATAAAATCTTTCAGATTCATAGCGTCCTTGCATTTCTCATTCAAGAAGACCTGGAGATTGAAGGTTTTATTGTGAGAATTGATGGTATTGTTCTGAATGTTTGAGGTCTTACACATTTCCATCATTTGTTTCTGTAAGTCGGTATTGCTTTTTACCAAATCCATTATAAGATTTTTGAAATCTTTGTTTTCCGTAATTAGCAGGGTAATTACGTCCTTTTCATCTTTTTTATAGAGCTCTGCTGGCACGACTGGTTCTGGTTTTTTACATTTTTTTTTGTGATACCATAAACCATTCCGGTTTTTATAAATTTTATTACAAATTTTACATTCATGGATATTTTCAGTAGTTTTGGTATGTCCAAGTTCAATTGTGCTCATTTTTTGTTCACATACCCGGTATTTGTGTTTTTGCGTATTTGTGTGTTTTTTGAAATTGGAAACATCAGAGCATTTATAATCACAAACTTCGCATATTAATGTAGATTTTATGCTCGCAGTACTTTCAGTACTTTTTGGTTCAATTGGGTTCATATATTTCTAAAGTGATTATTATTTTAAATAGTTTCCGCGAAAAATGTTGAAAAAATTAGCATCACAAAGTTTTTCAACATTTTTCGAAAATGAGAGCATTATGCTCACAACTGCTTTTTTCGTCCGGTTTTTGCAGAGGCGATTCGGCCTTTTCGGAAAATGGACATTTTATAAATGTCCAAAATGCAGTTCTGAGTTTCAAACCTAGAAAATTCGAATTTTATGATTCTTGACTCTTATATAACTTTATGTCTATTTATGTAAAAGCATAGGTTATTTTCGTAGTTAGCGCGAACAGCAGGCCGCCCCACAGGGTATCCAGTGCGACCGCCCGCGCGTCCCATTTCGCCAAGATAGTGTAATTGGTGGTTTCATAAACCCCGTAAATGACGAGACCCAGGAAGAACGCGTCCGCCAACGACCGCTTGGGTGCAATAATAAAGTAGTTCAATCCGAGAATCAAAAGGATATAGCAAAACAGCGCTCCCACAGGGTTAAACTTTATCCGGCTGCCTTGGATAGACTGGACCATGGTGTTGAAGAAATTACTGAAAAGAGAGAGATAGATGAAATCCAAACCGAGCATGACCGCACCAGAAACGAGAAGTTGTGAGAGTTTCATATATATATATATAAAATCATATAAAATCCGGTTTAGACCCATCAATAAAGGCCGGAATCGTCGGTCCATCGTAATCAATGGTAAGTTCGGTATCGGGCGGAATAAACGCGCGAGCCACTGCGTAATAGTTGCCATCGGTCATTTTTCTTAATTCAATATTGTCTTTTTTGGAGTGGTTGAGTAGGGACCCAAAATAAGGCGTAATTTGAAAGCCATCCGACCGCATTCGAATGGCGAGTTCGATGGTTTCATTGGGTTCAAACGCCCGGGTGGAAAAAACACCGACCCCGTGAATGGGCGACGGGCGAATCGCATAGAGGGGTGCAGGCCGCACCAGGAAAACAACCAGAAAGCAGAAGGCCAAAAAGAGAAATTTAAGCATACTATATTATAGTTTGATTAAACTTTTTTAAAGAGGAGCGAAGCAGGGTGGACTTTGGACGCATCAAAAATGAATGTTTTTTTGTTTTTCTTCGTCAGCTTGCGCTTGGGCTTTTTCTTATGGGTTTTATATAGTTTTGGCATATA